TGTTCGCTGTGGTGGGAACGACTTTCGGTGGATCGGGCGGCAATTTCAATGTCCCCACAATTGCCGATGTCGGAGGAAACAGCCGACTTCGGTACGCAATCAAGGCGCTGAGGTACGATCCGTGAGCCATCCAGATTCCGAAATCCTGCTGGCAATTGGCCGTCTTGAGGGAAAAGTGGACACCCTCATCCAGCTTCAGCGGATCCATGAGGAACGCCTCAAGGATCACGACATCAGGATCAGGGATCTGGAGAACTCGAAGGCTTCGATCTTTGGAGCCGCTGCGGTGATCGGGTCGATCTCGGCAGTCATCATCAGCATCGTAAGCAAGCTCATACCGGAGATCTTCAAGTGAATGTGATCACGATTGCCACAGGAGCCAATGCAGTTCAGCTGTATCCCAACTCCAGCGGGGTGAATGTCCTGCTCAACAACAACGACTTCAGGAACACCAACAACACTGGAATCCTGATGTGCTACCAGAACTCTCCGGGAGCTACTGCGACGGGCATTGTCCAAGTGTCGTTCTCTGTCCACGGAAGCTTCGACGGCGTGACTTGGGGAACGATTCTTCCCGTGACTGCATCGACTGGATGTACCGCAACTGCTGATGGCGGAGTGCTGAAAGCCATCAACCTTATGCCGTTCATCCGCATCAGCGTCACTACTGCGCCAACGGCTACAACTCCAGTTGTTGCCACAACGGCTTCCTTCTACTTGGGATGGTGATCACATGATTGTCAAAGAAGTCATTTCCAAGTTCAATCCGACGAACGCTGAAGTCGCCGCAACCGGAGGAGCTTTGAGTTCTGTCGGTCGCTCCTACCAAGACAACACCGACGCGAACAACACCAACAACACCGGATTGATTGCGGTCAAGCAGTTCTCTGGTGGAAACGCCGCTTCAATTGTGACTGTCGAAGGAAGCATCGAAGGAACCAAATGGGTTGCCCTCGTCACCCTGACCCAGAGCGCCCAGACTGGTGGAATCGCTAGCGGCGGTTCGGGTGCAGCCCTGCTCAACATCTACGCTGGAGGCGTCCCTCCGTTCCTTCGTATGCGGGTGACTGGCGCCGCACACACCACAAACTCCGACACTCTGTCTGGCGTCAGCCTCTTCGTAGGCGTCTAGGAGGAACCATGCCATATGTCTGCTCCAACACTCGCAACAGTCGAGGTCGTGATGTCAACTGGGACATCAATCTGGGAAACGGCGGCAACACCGGGTGGAACATCAGCATCGAGGACAACGCTCCAGATGCGGTCAACTGGGGAAACATCAGTTCCACCCGTCCCACCTTCAACAACACCACGGCGTTGCAGCTCAACAACTTCAACGAACCGATCACCATCTCGGCCTCGTTCCCTTCTTCGAGCAATACCTTCCTGTGGCGTAAGCTGGCAAACGCCCCGTTCACCACGCTGGACTACTCGCTGGGAACTGAAAGCGGATGGGTTCTCTGCAACTCGGCAGGAACGACTGCCTTTCCGTTCAAGGCGATGGCTGGCCAGTACCTTGCATTCTGCCTGACGGCAAACAAAGCTGTTGCAGCCACCACCGTCACCGTGACCAATGTGACCAACGGCCTAACTCTGGATACCTTCAGTGCCACAATCGTCTGACATCTCCAAGATCCTTGAGCAGCTGCATGGGGCAGTGGCCAGCTCGCTGCTGGAGCGCATCCAGTCAGGCGAGGCCAACGCAGCTGACCTCAATGTCGCTCGCCAGTTCCTGAAGGACAACGGCATCGACGCCAGTGCTCAGGCATCGGAACCGATGCTGAACCTCGCCAAGATCATGCCCTTCGATCCCGATGAGGAGGAAGCCGCATGAGCGAGGCTCAGGACAAGCTCAAGGACTTCCGCAACTTCGTCTGTCTTGCGTGGGACCACCTTGGGCTGCCTGAGCCTACGCCCGTGCAGCTGGACATCGCCAAGTACCTACAGAAGGGTCCAAGGCGTCGAGTCATCCAAGCGTTCCGTGGAGTGGGAAAGAGCTGGCTCACCAGTGCGTATGTGGTGTGGCGACTGCTGCATGACCCCAGTCTCAATGTGCTGGTCGTGTCTGCCTCCAAGCAGCGAGCGGATGACTTCAGCACATTCACCCTGCGCCTGATCAACGAGATCCCGTTCTGCCAGCATCTGAAGCCCAAAGATCACCAGCGCAACAGCAAGATCGCCTTCGATGTCGGTCCTGCTCCCGCCAGTCAGGCTCCTAGCGTGGTCTCAAAGGGAATCACCAGCCAGATCACTGGTAGCCGTGGCGACCTGATCATCGCCGACGATGTCGAGTCTTTGAACAACTCAGCCACCGCCGTGATGCGGGACAAGCTGATGGCCAGCACCGCTGAGTTCGAGGCAGTCCTGAAGCCGGGTGGGGAGATCATTTACCTAGGGACGCCCCAGACCGAGCAGAGCATTTACCACGCCCTGTCGGAGAAGGGGTACATCACCCGAGTCTGGCCAGCACGGTTCCCCGAGGAACGCCTTCGGACGGCCTTTGGAGAGAAGCTGGCTCCCATGCTCAAGGAAGGAGCTACGGGCAAGCCAACCGATCCCAAGCGGTTCACCGAGCTGGATCTGATGGAGCGCGAGGCGTCCTATGGCAGGACTGGCTTCGCCCTCCAGTTCATGCTGGACTCGACTCTCAGCGATGCAGACCGCTACCCGTTGAAGATCAACGACCTGATGGTGTTTGGAATCAACCCCGAGAATGCCCCTGAGAAGCCCATCTGGGCGATGAATCCAAACAACATCGTCAAGGATGTCCCCTGCGTTGGGTTCAACGGTGACCGCTTCTACGCTCCCATGGAGATCCAAGGCAAGTGGATTCCCTATGAGGGTGGGATCATGTCCATCGATCCTGCGGGCCGTGGAGGCGACGAGACGGCCTACTGCGTGGTCAAGATGCTGAACGGCTTCCTGTATGTGACCGCCGCTGGAGGCATCGCTGGCGGCTACGGCGAGGAGGTCATGAAGAAGCTGACCAAGATCGCCAAGGACAACAAGGTCAACCTGATCCTAGTCGAGTCCAACTTCGGAGACGGTATGTTCACCGAGCTCCTGAAGCCGTATCTGATGCGGGACTACCCCTGCACCACCGAGGAGGTCAGGTCGAACATCCAGAAGGAGCGTCGGATCATCGACACTCTTGAGCCTGTCCTGTGCCAGCATCGGCTCGTTATGGATGTAAATATGGTCAGGCACGACTACGAGTCCACCAAGGCGTATGCCAGCGAGAAGGCTCTTCAGTTCTCGCTGATCTGGCAGCTCAGTCGCATCAGCCGAGCCAAGGGCTCCCTGCACCATGATGACCGTCTGGACGCCCTGAGCATGGCCGTGGCCTTCTGGGTGGACAAGATGGCTCAGGATGCCGACAGGAAGATGCACAGCTACAAGGAGCAGATGCTGGATTCCGAACTGGAGCGGTTTATGGAATACGCCGTAGGTCGCAAGTCCAAGGGGGACACATGGATGTAGAAGAGCTGGAAATACTCGCTGCCTCCGTTGTCCTGCTGTACGAGGATCACCTCAGGGGTTCTGCCTCGTTGTCCTCCTCCGTTGACCTAGCCCGAGGCATGAGGATGCTGCGTGAGGCCGTTTCCCCCGAAGTGATGCAGATGTGCAAGGAGTTCAAATGCCAAGTCCCTGCGAAGGCAAGAAGCTGAATGTCCCGTTCAAGACTCCCGGTGGACCAAAGAAGTCAGCCGTGTGCGTCAAGAACGGAGAGAAGACCAAGATCGTCCGTTTCGGGGATCCCAACATGACGATCAAGAAGCACATCCCCGGTCGCCGCAAGAACTTCCGTGCTCGCCACAACTGCGACAATCCCGGACCGAAGACCAAGGCCCGCTACTGGTCCTGCAAAGCTTGGTGACCCATGCCCCGCAAAGAACCCCGTGACTACAAGAAGGAATATCGTGAGTACCACGGAAAGCCCGAACAGCGGCGCAACCGTGCCATGCGGAACAAGGCTCGCCGCCTGATGATCAAGAAGGGCAGGGTCCGAAAGGGAGATGGGATGGAGGTAGACCATCACGACGGCAATCCACGGAATAACCATCCAAGCAACCTGAAGATCATGCCTCGGACAAAGAACAGACAGAAGGGGGACCGCTGATGGAGCTGCTGTTCAACAACTACAGGATCCCTGTAGTATGCAAGAAGCTGGAAGAAGGTGAGTTTGGTCAGTTCTACTTCTTTCCTTATCCAGAGATACAGGTCAATACCAGTCTGGAAGAAGAAGTAAAGACAAGTACCATACTCCATGAAGTCATCGAGATGGTCTCCTCAATCTATGGATTGAACCTTGAGGAGTCTCAAGTCCGAACCCTTGAGGTCTCCTTGATGGCTGTCTTCTTCCAGAACCCTTGGTTCGTTGACCGTCTTCGTTGGCAAGGCCGCCAGAGGCTCGTACAGACCTTCGAGGAGTGGCCCCCTAGTCAGACCCTGCCCGACAGTCCGGAAGCCTTGTAGGCCATCCTAGGCCCATTAGAAAGAACACCATGAAGAAGAAGTCCCACGGTATGCGTTCGGAGCTCAAGATCCACGGCAAGAAGCACGAGAAGGGTGAGCCTGTCAAGTTCGAGAAGAAGGAGAAGAAGATGAAGGGCTACAAGGAGAAGTACTGATGCCTTTCAAGTCCAAGGCGCAGCAACGATTCATGTTTGCCACCATGCCTGAGAAGGCAAAGGAATGGGCAAGCAAGACGCCTGACATAAAGAAACTTCCTGAGAAGATGAAGATCAAGAAGAAGAAGTAGGCTTCAGAATGTTTGAGGAAAAAATCTGAGAGGGTTTGATATTAAATCAGCCGCCGAAGTCCCCCCGTGCGGGGGCAATTGTCAACCGCAAAGCGCGCGGCTGGCGGGAAAGTTCCGTGAATTCGAGCGCATTCAATCGAATGAACTTCGAGTGACTACAGGCGCGGGGGCGGATCCCGATTTCGGGATTCGGATCATGCGGGGGCGCGCGTCTCTCCCTACCCGTTTGCTTGTCTCGGAATCCCGAATTCGGGATCGGCAAGCAATCTCGATGGAATTCCGCGCGGATTGCTTGACAGGGGGCGAATCACGGGTATCTTGCACCTGTCGCCCGCTGTCGCGGGGATTCGGTCGCCCCTCCGAGTTTCAGGGGCAAGAAGGAATGTAGAACAATGAAGGCTAGCAAGAAGAACATCGCCGCCACCGTCGCCCCCGCCACCGTCGCCGCCGTCGCCGCCAGCGCACCGACTTCGACCGAGTCGAAGGGGAAGGGGACTCCGAAGCCGTTCGACAACATGAACCCGATGCAAGTCAATGCGGCGAAGTGTGCGCTGGCTGCGCTCCGCGACGGCTTCGACGGCATCGCCCGCTCCGAGCACGCTGTCGCCGCTCTGATTGGGGAACTGCGGGCGAAGGGATTCCATTCGGTCGCGGGATTCACCGACTTCAATGCGTGGGTCGAAGCCGCGACCGATGGCATCATCCCCCGCAGCAAGTCGAGCCGCTACGATCAGGCTTCGCAGGTTCTCTCGGCTTGCGCGGTGAATGCCGAGCGGCGCGCCGAAGCCGAGACGCTGTCCATCGACACGCTGGCGAAGATTGCGGGTAAGGCGAAGAAGGCTAGCGCGGGAACTTCGGGAACCGAGCGGAAGGCTGAGCACCGCGCCAGCGTCTCCCGCCAGTCGGTTGCGGCTTACACCGAGGCGCGCAAGAAGGGTACGGCGAAGGACGCCGAGGTTGCTGCGGGTATCCGCGATGCCGTGCCGACTTCCGAGTCGCTCGACTTCGATGGACAGGTCGCGCAAGTCATGAACCGCGCCTACACGCTGGCTGACAACAACCATGCCGATGCGATTCGGCTCCTCGCTTCCGCTCTCGACCGTGCTAAGGCTGCCGAGGCTAAGGCTCGGGAAGTCGCCAGCGCGCAGCGCAGCAAGTAAATCCCGAAATCGGGATTGACCAACGAGACCCCGCCCACCGCAAGGTGGCGCGGGGTTTCTTTATGCCCGCGCTCGGCGCGGGATAGTTCCTGATAGCCCCGAACCAATCCCGAACGGAAGACCAACCGAGAACGGTTTTGAATTGACCGCGTCGAATGAATTGACAATCCTGAAATCGGGATTGGCTCCCTAATAGGCGCGGGAT